CGGGGCGCTGTCGTAGCGGGGTCGAAATACATTACAAACTAGGCTGAATGAGCGGGTGCGCCTGCCTACCCCGCCCGATTTCCAAGCGACTGTAGTGTTTCCCTCGATAGTCTGCAAAGCGTTTCCGAGGTTGCGCTCGACGATTCCGACATGGTCGGAAACTCCGCCGTCCCAGTCAAAAAACACGATATCCCCCGGTTTGGCGTCGTGTTTATTGACTTCCAGGCCTAGCTTTTTCATGGCTTTAATGCCCGTGGGGCAATAGGCGAAGTCCCCACCGGGCGGGATTATCCCGGCTTGCCGGAATACCCACGTGACGAACATGGCGCAATAGGGGACGCCGGTGGTGCCGTAATATTTGCCATGACGGGCGGCATAGTCGCGCCCGTACTTCGTGCCAGGCTTAGGGTCGTTCCAACGTGAGTAGCCGATTTCGCGGGCGGCAATAGTCAGGATTGTGGCTACTGTGGTCATTTTGCGACCGGCTTTCCATAGCCCCAAACTAGAACCTTGACATCAATACTATTAGGGCTTCCTGTACTCATGCCCCGGATCGTGATTTTATTGTTCGAGATGAATGCGGCCGAACACCTAACAAACCCGCTAAAGTTTGACCCGGATGCAGATATATAGGTTGTATCGCAAAAAGCGCCTAGAGGGGTTGTGATTGTTGCGGGTATGTCTGCGGATGCTTCCCCGATTTTCCACGCGTCATGTGAGCTATTTGGGTCGGTCGTTAGCTTGATTGTTACGACTTCCAGAACCAACGTTTGGATTCCTTGGTCTATTTTTTCTGCTAGGGCTTTGATTTGATTTGCTCCGTCTGCGATTGGGTCGGTGGGTAGCGGGTAGGGAAGGCCTAAGTTTGTAGTGGTTGCTGGCATTGTTGTTTTCCTTTCTATTGGTTGATTTGTGTGCCTTGCAGGTCTTGCCATGTAAGGGTGTTGAAAACGGTCCAGGTGTATGGCGGGGGCGGGTCTTGCCACGCGGCGGATTTTCCCGAGCCGGGGGATGGGGTTGAGGCGGATATATCGAGTGTCCATTCGTTTCCGTCCCACCGGTAGGTTCCGCCCTCGATGAACACGGCCATGGACTTTTTAGGGGTCCAGTCCTCCATTGGTTCGATCCGGTAGGCCGCTCCGTTTCGGCGGGTTCCGTCCAATAGGTCGAGTGTGATTGACGCGGGTCCAGCACTTCCGCGCCATGTTAGCCCGCTGATTTGCCAGGTTTCCCCAATGATTCGGCTGGCTAGGCGTTTGGCTAGAGTCCTGGCTTGGTCTTGACTGTTAAGTTCCGTAGATACTGAAATCGATCGGCGACCGTATAGCGCTTCTAGCTCGGGATTAGTGAGTTTCTCGCTGCGGTCGGTAGTTTGCACCTCGCCGTTAGTGTTGGTGGTTTCCTCAATCCACCTAACCGAAACTTGGGTTGTGAGCGCGGCCGGGTTTCGCGTGAATGTTACCGGGGCTTTCTCGATTGCCGGGGCGGGTAGTATGGTTTGCCCGCTTGAGGCTTCCCCGATTACGGCGGTTCCGTTTTCCAGGTTTAGCCCGCGTAGCGCGGCGCGGTTTCCCATATTTTCAAGCCGTAAATAAGGCCCGGTAGTGGCGTGGGTCGCCGGCCATGCAACAGCGTCACAAGATACAGCGATTTCAGCAATGAGACTGTCTAGGGCTTGCGCGTCTACGTCACGCCCTGCCAGGGTGGCGGTAATGCCCTCGTCCCAGGCTGTAGAAATACCGAGATTTGCGGCCTGTATGTAGGCGTCTAGGCGGGCTGTTGCTGTCTCGCCCGGGCGGGGCGGGATTCCGATAATCGTGTTAGCCGCCGCCGCTAACCAGTCCCCTGCCGATATTACCGCGACGGCGGTAAACCGTTTGTCTGGTTTAATATCTATCTGGGTAACGCGCCCGTTGAAAACTTCAACGGTGCGCCACCGTCCGAGCCCGCCCTGGACCAGGTTTGCTTTGGCCGTGATGTTTTCGATGTCTACGTTCCAGGCTTCTGGGTGGTCTTTCCAGGCGCCTGGTTCGTCTTTCCAGGCCGGCAACGGCTGAGCGACATGGATTTTTAGGGCGATATAGTTGCCTTGCGGGGCGTCGGAGATGACCCCGGTAAGGGTCGCGCTTGGGGTTGTGGTTTGTGTTTCTTTTTCGCTATGTACTTTCCAGGGACCGGCGGGGCGCGGGGAAGTAAAAACAGAGACGTTTATTTTGCTTCCGACGGGGGCGGTGGTTTCCAGGGTCCATTTCCAGGGCTTATTTTGGAATGTTGGTAGGTTGTCCCATTCGCCTAGGGTCGCGTCTGGGTTTCCTGGGTATAGGGTAGCGGCTATTTCCCGCGGTGCGCTAAACGTTCCGTCAGGCGTAGGGGTTAGGCCTGGTGGGGTGGTTTCGTAGGTGCCAGGTGTGAAAGGTAGCGGCGGGGTTGGGGTGGTTTCGATGATTTCCCCGCTAGTGGTTAGCCTTATAGGCTTTCCGACTTTGAGTTTTTCAGCCCATTGGCGGGCGTGGGTTCCTAGCCCGATTGTCGCGCTCATACTAGCGGCCTTGGGTTGTTCGGTAGTGGTGTCGCGTCCCCAGTTCACGGAACAGCCGGCAAGTACGGCGGGGTTCCCGGCGGCGGCTGTTTGAGCGTCGCCCGGGATTAGTTCACCGTCTAGGTAAAAGTTCGTTTTCCAGTTATCCAATGGTTGCTCCCTGTAGTTTCGCGTCGTATTGGGAAAGTAGGCGTTTGATTTGCCGGGCGGTACTGTCAGGGTCTACGGCCCCGTTGATGGTGATGTTTACCGTAGTGGCGGGGGCGGTCTTGGGTGTCGTGTAGCCGGCAACCTGTAAGGTCGCGTTCACGTCCGGGGGCTTCAACGGTACTGTCAGGGGTTTGAGATTGGCCGGGTTTACCATGTCTTTCAAAGCGTCTTGAACTTTGCCTTGCATGGACTCGACACCGTTCACCATGCCGCGACCGGTCATGACACCGATATCGGTAAAGACTTTGGAGGGCGACCGTATCCCTAACACGTTCTTTACCCCGCTCATGGCCTTATTGCCAAGGTCGCGGGCGGTTGAGCCTATCGCCCCAAACATGGATTTGATTCCGTTGATAAAGCCCTGGACCAGGTTCTTACCGGCATTAAATAGGGCATTTCCGATATTTCCAAGCGCGGCAACAGCCTTTCCAGGCAAAGATTTCACGGTGTTTACCGTGTTTGTGATTCCGCCGTTTACCGCGTTTTGAATGGCGCTCCACGCACCGGCTAAAACTGCTTGGATTGATTTCCACACGTTAGAAAAATAGGTGCTGACTAGGTTCCAGGCGCCGGACCATACGGTTTTAATGTTCTCAAGCTGAGCGGTAAAGAAACCTTTTATAAATTCCCATTGGGCTTTTAGTATCCCGGTAATACCTTGCCAGATACTGCCAAAGATTTGTTTAGCACCCTGCCAGGCTAGGCGCCAATCCCCTGTAATCAACCCTGAAACCAGCTTGAATAGCCCATCAAGAACACCTGAAACGGTCTTTACAACGACGGCGATGTAATCGGCAACGAACTTTATCGCGGGCTGGAGGATGTTCAGGATTAGGCCAATCACAACCCCAATGACTTGGATTACCGGCGCTATCGCTTTCACCACGTCAGCTAGTAGGGGCATGAGAGCCGATATTACTGTAGTCAGCGGGGGCAATACTGACCCGATTATTTGAATCAGCGGCGGCATTATATTCGAGATAAGCGCCCCGGCAAGATTCACTATTATCCCGATTATTTCGGTTAGTGGCGGAACCACACCGTTTATTAGTCCCAGTATTGGCGGAACTACCGACTGCCCCAGGCTAATAAGTTGGGGCAGTATTGACCCTATTAGGACCCCTCCCAGGGTTTTCAATAACCCCATAATGGGGTTAATGTTTGCCTTTAGCGCCGCGAAACCTATACCGGTAGGGGTTAGCCCGGTGCCTACCAGCTGGGTGAACCCCTGGATTAGCGGGTTAATCATGGGACCGAGGGTAGAAAACACGACGGCTAAGGTGGGTGCGATTTGCGAGGCTAACTTTTGCGCGCCGGGCAAAAATTTCGTGTTTATGACTTGCCCGCCCTTGGTAAGAATGGGCAAAAATCCTTTACCAATCTCAGCTGTAATGTTGCCGATTTGGGCTTTTCCTACCTCGATTTGGTGCGCGAAAGTATCCGATTCACGCGCAAAGTTCCCATGCGCGGCGCTGGTTTGCTCCATAATCAGGGCCAGGGTCGCGGCCTGTTGCGCTTCCGCGTCGAAAGAGCCGCCTACCTTGGTAAATCCGAGTTCCGCGGCTTTCGCATCAATCGCGGCCTGTTTCAGAGACACCCCATAGCGCTCAATAGGATCGCGTTCACCCTTCAGGGCGGAGGATAGCGCGCCTACCGCGTCGGCTGTGGTGCCTCCAAACATCGAGGCTAGATCAGCGCCCAGCCCGATTAGCTCGTTGGTTTTAGCTCCTACCTTTTGCATATCGGCGGCGGCTCCGCCCATGCCGTTTTTAAGCTGGGTGCCTAACAGGGTAGCGAGTTCGTTGTAGCTGTTTTCGGTCAGTCCTAGGGCGTCGCTAGCGGCCTTAGCGTTCTTGTGCATACTAGCGGCGGCGTCACCAAACACCGTATCTAGGGCGCCTACTGACTGTTCGAGATCGCCAGCGGCTTTTACCCCGGCGATGACTACCCCGCCGATAGCGGCGGAGGCGGCGGCAAGGCCGGCAACAGCTACAGCACCAGCAGATTTTACTAGATTTCCAAACTTTGACGTATGGTTGCCTAGTTTATCCATTTCGCTAATGGCTTTTTTCGCGTCGCCAATAATACGAACCGACATGATCGCGGACTTGTTAGCCATTGTTTGCCTCGTTTTCCAGCAACGTGAGAGCTATTTCTAAATACTCGGGGGGTTCTTTGAGCCATACGCTAGGGGGGATTCCCGAGCGTATGGCCAAAGCGACTAGAACGGCGTGGTAAGAGTTCACGCCGTAGGTGTAGGGTTTTGCCCTGGTTCCTCTTGAATAATCACGGCGTCCAGCAGCTCCGCCTCGATAAATTGTTCGTAGGTGAGTTCTGTCGGGATTTTGTGGAGCCGTTTCAATACCTGCCAGGCACAAAACGCGGTAAACGTGATTTCGGAAGTTTGCAGGTTCCAGCCGTTAGCGCGGGCGGCTTTTTCAAACATGAGTTTGTCAATCATTAAGACGCGCTCATGAAAACTACCGTTGTTAGCGGTTTCGATTTGAATAATAAACGGTTTCATTTAGGGTTTTCCTTTCACTTGGTCCAGGGTTTTGTTTACATAGTCCTCATAGATTCGGAACCATTCGGGTTCTGTTTGCGCGGCGGCGCGCGACACCCAAAAACGGGGTTTTATTGCGCCACCCCGCCACCCTTTTGACGGGTTAGGGCGGGTAAACCAACCCCAATGAATGGGGTTAGCGTAGGGGAATTTCGCGCCGCCTACTTTTACGACTGCCGCGGTTTTAGTTTGAGACGCGCGGGTAGTCTCAGCGATGTGAGTCGAGTCAGGCGAGCGGGGTGCAAGGATTTTCGAGGTATTAGCAACCAGTAAACCAACCTTGTGATGTATCGCTTTCATCTCGGTAAGGTCGTCACCGGCGGCTTTTAGTTGACGGCGTAACTCTCTAGCGCCCTCTACCTGGATACCCTGAATAGGCGCCCCGCTCACCTGACCCATTTGGCTCAACTCCCAGCCGGCGGGGTTGCGGTGGCTTTCTCCATGACCGGGCGGGAAGTCAGCGTAAACTCGAAATCGGCGGTGTTTGCCTTGTTCGGGTCGCCTCCTACCTTTACGGGTTTAATCATGCAAGACCCCTTAATAATCATGTCGGAGTCGTTGCGGGGGCGGAATTCGAAAGGCATATTTTTACCGCCGTTTGTCCAGGTCCAGGCGGTTAGTCCCTCCATGGTGTAATCCTGGTAGAACGTGCCTTTGAGGGTGCCTAGGATTTCGCCTTGTTCGACATAGTTAGAGCCGTCGAGCATGGGAACCGGATCTTCTTCTTTAATATCGGGTTCGATACTGGTCGCGGTGGTCATAGACCCAAATTCTTGTTCTGAACCGGTAGCACCGAACTTGAGATGTCCAGGACCGAGCTTTTGAGGTGTGAACGACATGATGGGGTTTCCTTTCTATTGGTTTTCGTATTGGTGGACTGATTCAAAATTTGCTATTAGCGCGGGATAGGTAGCGCCGTTAGCGGGCTGATACGTGGCGGGCTTAACCTCCGTAACTTGCAATACCTCTCGGAATGCTTCCAAGGCGGTTTCTAGGGTTTCCCACGCGCCCTCTAGGTCTTGCGCACCGGGGGATATTAGCCAGATTTCCCATTCGGCCTCTGAGGTAGTAATGCCCGTGAACCGGTAATCTGGGGCGGTAACGACCGCGGCGACCTGGTTAGCGTGTACGCGCGGGTTTACCTCGGTAGGGTCGAGCGTTGCGGCAGCTTTCACACCGGCTTTAGCGAAACAGGTGTTTAACTGGCTCACTATTTCGCGGGCGGCTTCCAACATGGTCATGATGGTTTCCTTTACGCTACGGGCGGCGGCAAGTATGGCCGGAGTATCGGGAGGGCGGGCGTGAACGGGTCGAGCGCGGGGCGCTGATATGGCGCGGCGGTTTCCGCGTCCCCGAAAACTCCCAGATCGCGCCGTGAGGTACGCCGGTTGTACAGGTTAGCGGCAACCTCCAGGGTCGCGGCGGCTAATACAGCTTCGGGTATGACCGCCCCGCCGGTGCGAGCCGTAACTATAGCGGTAGCGGCTTTTTCGCACTGGTCGATAAACCCGGCGTCCTCCGGCGGGGCTTGCACATACTCAGCTAAACGGGCGTTCATGCGTGCCTCAGCTTGCGGCCTTGACGATTGGAACAATGGCGGCGGGGAAAGGCACGATTACCGCGTGGTATCCATAAAGGCTGTAAGACTGGGAAAGGTTAATAATGTTGGAGTCCTGCAACATGGCCGGAGAACCAGGCGACTCAAGGGTCTTGATAGCCTCTTTATCAAACAGGAACGCCGTGTTAGCGGTCGCGCCTGGAATGAGATACACCGGGATACGCAACAGTTCACCGGAAAGACCCGGAACGTCAATAGTTCCGGCAAGGTTGCGCCCGTCGCCTGTGTTCATGAGCCGGTTCCCGGTGGTTTCCAGGTTAGCCAGGGCTTTAAACACGTCCTTCGACACGCCCAGGCCGGTGATGTTGAACATGGTCGCCCCGTACAGGTCCGCGGCGTCAATAAGAGCGTCCGTCCATTGCTTCACACTACCGGTAGCGGGATCAGCCCCTAGGGCAATCTTCGTTTTAGCGTTAGCGACCGTGGAAGTGAGAACGGTTTTTACCAGTTCATCGGTGACTTGGGCGTATTTCAGCGCCATGCCCTCCAACAGCGTGTTAAGCGCGGGAACGGTAGCGCGTTCCACGGCTTGACGGCTGACCTCGGTCCAGCCTCCCACCGTAGCGACCGGGCTGTTAGCGTCTTTCAATTTCAGCTTTGACGCGCCCGGCAAGTCCGCGCCCTCAGTAGCCTGTTTACCTGCCTTAAAGTCCTCGGTTTCGACCTGGTAGAAATCAACAGAGGTTCCTTTTTCGGGTAGCGCCCCGGTGGAAAACAGCGGGGTGACACGCCGGCGGTCAATAGCGAGTTTCACGAAGTCGCCGACAAAGGTGTCTTTCATGATGGTGTCGCCGGTAGTGTTACCAGAAAACGCGCGGGCATAGTAGTCGATAGCGGCATCGTCACCGGCGGCAATATCCTGCAGCCATTCGCCCATAGACCGCCATTTCGGGGTAGCCGGGGCCGGGGCGGTTTGTGGTAGCGCCTGGATTTGGCGTTGCAGACGGTCCAGAGACTCGTTAATAGGATCCAGATCGCTACGGGTTAACATTTCCAGAGTGTCGTTAGACATGGGTATTCCTTTCAGTTGATTGGTTGGGGTTTGTCGAACATTGGTGATTTTGGCGTCTGTATAGGCGGGGAAAGGCACAACGGAAAACTCCAAGGCTTTTACCTTTTTCCAGGTAATGACCTCGGTGTCTCCGCGTTCTTCCACAATGCAGGCGTCCTCAGAGACACCGGGCATGAACCCGATAGACATTTTTGTTAGAACGCCGTCACGCAACAGTTGGTAAACGTCGTTGCCTAGGCTGGTTTCCGAGATAGCCGCCCGGATAAGCACTCCTTCGGGGGTGTCTTGGGCGTCGGTGATTCGCCCGATGGGTTTGTCATGCCCATAGAACAACAGCGCGCCGGTTGCGTCTACCGAGCCAGGCGCGAACTTTTCACGCACATAAGGGAATAGCTCGGTTTCGGTATCGTAGGGGACCCCGATACCCTCGATTTCTCGTTTACCGGTATCGCTGGGTTTGGCACGGAATTCAAACGCGCGGGTCTGGTTTCCGGTGGTTTTCATATCGATGTCGTAAACAGTCATGGTTTTACAGTCTCCCTAGGTTCCTGGTTTTCTAATGGTGGTAGAGATTCGATAGCGCGGATCTCGTTTAGGGTCATGAAACCGGCGGTAAGCGCGATTTGGTGGGCTTGGTAGCGGGTAAGCGTGTCAGAACGCAACAGAGCAGAGATTTGGAACCTTACGGTTTGGCCGCGGGGCGTGAACGTGGTTAGGGCTTCCTCAATCTTGCGTAAATATTTAGTCAGCGTGAAACGCACGAAACCGAGCCAGTCCTGCTCAATGTTCGAGTAAGTCATACTCGAACCCTCGGTAGCGGTCAGCATGAGGGTTGCGGGGATACCGAAAAGCCGCGCGATTTCAAGCGTGTTAAAGTTCCGCGATTCAATAAACTGAGCATCACGCGGGTTTAACACGATAGGTTCATACTTGACGCCTTTCCCGGTGACTTTAATGTTTGAAGGGTTAGCGGTGGCGGGTAGGGGCTTACCGGTCGCGGGGTCGATGTTGTTCCAGGTGTCCCTAATCTGTTTCGCGTCGTCAGCGGTTAGAGCCTGTTCGGTGGATAGTATTCCAGAGGGTTGGCCGGTTCCGTTGAACCATTGCGCGGCGTAGTCGCGGAGATTGATAGCGCCCTGGATTTCGGCACGTGCCGCCTGGATCGCTCCCAGTCCTTTCAAACTACCGGGTAGGACCATGAATTTCAGGTGTTGAATATCAGCTTGAGAGTAGTCGCGTCCCCGATAAGAGTAAGTAATAACCCCGGTGGTTTCGTCCTGGGTGGGTAGAACCTCATGGGGGTTGAGTACGACCAGTTCCACAATCTTCCCGCCGATACGCTTAGCGAGAATGTAGGCGTTGCCGGTGACTGCCAGACTCAACGCGATTTGTTCCAGGAAGTCCGAGCGGGTAAACGATAGAGAGGGGGCTTTGATAATGTCGGGGATTTCGCTGGCTGGGACTTCCACCCCGTGACGCTCCACCCTGAGCGGTAGTTGAGCAACGGCGCTAGTAATGATGTCGATTGCCCGGTACACAGAGACTAGGCTTGCTGGTTCAAAGGGTGCCTCCCGGCGTGTAGGTGGCATAACGCCGGGAGGCATCGCGCCGGCGGGGTTTCCGGCGCGGCGGGTTAGTTCACGTAGAGCGCGGCTAAAGCGGTTCATGAAACCTATTTGATTATTTGTTTTACTGTTTGTAAACCCTTTATGTTATCCGTTGCTATTCGATGTTATTCGTTGTTACTGGTTGCTGTTGAGTGTTTAGAATACTTGCATTTCTAGGGGAACTACCGGGCGGGAAACGGCGTAAAGGGCGACAGAGGCGGCGATAAGCGCGGGGATTGGCGCGGTCGATTTATCCCGGTCAAACAGCGGAACCCCGTTAGTTTCACGGATCACCGCGTTAGCGATAGCCACCGATAAAGGCTTAGAGCGGTCATGCCTCAAAGTCTGCTCATCGCGGGCGGCGGTCAAAAACTCCGCGTCTGCTATCCGCCTAGCCCCAAGCGGTAAACGCTCAACTGTGAGGTCTTCGGGTAGATGGTCAAAGATTCGCCTGGTCATACCGCCGTCGTCTGCCACGAACCTTGTTACGCCATAGGTTTGTAAGAGCCTCAGATAATCAATAAGCCAGGTCGCGCCGGGGGCTTGGTGTAACACTCTGACGTTGCGGGTGTTTGCGTCTTTATCTTCCCAGGCCGCGACTATCGCGGTAGCGGCGTTATCGGGGGCTATCTCGAACCCGATCACGCAGTCGGTAAGCGCGGGCGGGGCTTGGGTGTCGTCCATTGTGAGGTCGTCCCAATCCTCCGCCGCGATAAGGGACTCATCGGTCATTGTGAGCCGGTTGCCGTAAGCACGCATAAACTCGGACTCGGTCATGGCCGGGGGTAAATCCTCGCTAATAGCGGCCTCTTGTATCGTGTTACCTAATGCCGGGTGGTAGGTCCACCACACCGCGGGGGTGTGTACGTCTAGCCCGTCTGGTAGCGACCATTCAAAATAGGCCAGCCCTGGTTTATCGCCTTTCCGCCCGGTTTCCACGTACTGGTTCATAAAATCGCTTTTCAGGGTTCCCATGGTAGACACCATGAATATCTGAGACTCACCGTACAGGGTGACTTGGGAGGGCTTGACCGCGCCCATTACTGTCTCTCCGGTGGTCGCGTCCCATTTCCAGATTTCATCAAAATCGGCGTACCCGATGGTATCCCCATGCAGGGACCCCTCAACGGGGGCGAACTTCGTTATGGTCGAGCCGTTAGCGGTGCAGGTAACGGATTCTTCACCGTTGGAAAGGCGGGTGTGAAACAGGTGGCCTAGCGGTGATTGGTCAATTATCTTCATGTACTTCATCATGCGTTTACGGGCGGCTTGCCCGGTTTGCGCGGTCGCGGCAGCTTCCAAGCCAGGGCGGGTTAATAGCCGGTGAGTGCGTAGCGGGGTTAGTAGGGTGGTTTTCCCGGCTTGCCTAGGCACGGTGATAAGGATCAAGCTGTACTTGTACGCACGTTTCCCGTTCACTATCCGGTATTCGGTCGCACGATTCCAAACTAGGCGTTGCCACGGTTGCGGGGTAATGCCTAATAGCCTGGATATACGGGCGATTTCCGCGCCCTCGTTAAGGAAACCAGGCGTAGGGGCGGGGCAAAACGCCGGGCGGGGAAGATAAGCGAAAACGCGGCGGTCAGGCAATATGAGCGGCATTAGTAAACTCGGTTTCCGCTTCGTCGATGTCCTCGGTCTGGATAGCCGTAAGTAGGCCGGCTAAGTCAGCGCCCGCGTTAGGATCACCTTGGGGTTTAATCGATTCAAAGATTTCCCGCGCCGCGTTCAGTAGCATAGCCCGCCCGCTAGGCGCGCCTTTCCCGCCCATTTGGTCCAGGGACCGCGCGGCCATTATCGCCAGAGCACACAAGCCCGCCGATTCGTCACCAATCAGGCCGTTATCACGAAGATTATCTATAGTTTTCTCGGTTTCAGTCTCAACATAGCCCTTACTAGGCGGTTCAGGCTCAAATCCTGGCAAATAGTCTTGCATTTTCCGGCTTCTTTCCGCTTCGTTGTTACTTGTGTGAAAGTTGTTAATTAGTGGGTTTTTCTGGGGTTTAGGGGAGGGAGAAACAGGGCTGGCGCGGGGTGTCCGGCGGCGGGCGGTTTCAAAAAAACGGGTTGCCTCATTTCACGAACCAGCCCAATCCGTCGTAAACAGTTTCGTTGAGTGGTTTCATTTCCCGATTCCCTAAACTGTAGTTACAACTCTTGTGAGCGGGTCTGCAGTTCTCTAGCGTGGTTATCCCGCCCTTGCTTCGTGGCGTGAGGTGCTGACATGACTCAGCGCCGGGCTTGATAGGCAACCCACAAATGCAACAGGTAGGCCCGTAGGTTTGCAGTAGTTTGTTAGTGAACGCCTTACGTTTCGCGTAAGACATTGTTGTCCAGTCGTCCATTAGTACACCTGTAAGTCTGTTCGGGTCTTGGTCATGGCCGTTTCCTGGATCCATTTCGCTACAGCATATTGCGGGTATCTTACGGTTCGTCCGACTTTGACGAACGGCGGACCACCGCCCCTAGAACGCAACTGGCTTAGATATTCTGTAGTTACTTGGAGTTCATTGGCCATTTGCTCGGGTGTCCAGAACTTCGCTGTTTCCACGGTTAGGCCCTTACCCCGGCGCGGTCTGCTTCCAGCTGTTGCCTTAGCCAGTCGAAACTGTTTACACCTGGGTGTTCTTGGCGCCAAAGCTCGCTAGTGCGGCGATGTTCCTCAGCGGTAAGCCGCTCCAAGTCTTGCTGTACCCGGCGGGCATTGGCGTTACGCCATGCCTTGCGCCGCTCCTTAGTCCAAGGCTTACGGGCTGTTTCATCGCGGCGGCTGTCTTGGATCCGGCGGCAATGCGGGCAATTATTACTTTCCTTGATATAGCCGTGGTCACACAGCAAACAATCTTTATCGTTCATTGGTTCGTCCTTTCCTGTAGCCCATGCGGGCGGTTCTTTCGATGGTTCAATATTTGGCGCGCCGCCGGCGCCGAAGGCGCGGCGCGCCAAATTATTGTTAAGGGGTGTACTCAGTTCCACACGGCGCGACCTGCGATTATTCGACTCTCGTCTTTTCAGATCTGCCAGGCGCGCCCGCGTCTCAGCCCGGCGGGCTTGCCACGCCGCGGCGCCCTTAGCCCAGGCCTCACGCACGAACTGCAACAGCACAGGCTTATTAACCTGAATGAAACCCGCCATGGGAGTGCCATCTTGTAGCACGCCGCGGTTCCAGGTAATGATTCCCAGACCCTCAAGAATGCGTAAACACCGCGCCGTCCAGCGTGTAGACAGCCCCGCCGAGCGTGAAACCTGCCAAACAGTCGCGTCCATATAGCCACGCCGCCCGCGCGTCCTGGCAACGATAGCGGTCAGCGTGGACCTTACGCCCTGCCACTCATTGCCGCCTAGTTCACCCCACCCGGCGCGCGCCATAGACTGGACTAACACCATTGCCGGGGTTTCGCTGTTAATGGTCGAGTTCATACAGCACCCCTTTTACTAGAGTCAAGGTGAATTGTGAGGCAAGCACCATGCGATCAGCCTCGTTCTTAGCCTTCTGCTGTTGCTCTGTTTCCGCGCCCTGCAACAGTAACGCGACTTTCGCGGCGTTAGCTTGCACGGCCGCCGTCGCGCTAATCAGGCTTTCCCGTTCCCGTGTAGATAGATTCATTGGTTAGCCTTTCTGACGTTGCGCAACAGACCCTCTAATAGGGTCTTAGCCTCGCTGATTTCCCGGTAAGCGTTCACGGTTAGATTCGTAGCCCGCCCGTTTTTCAAACGCGAAAGCAACCAATTCAAACGTTCTACCGCTTCCGGTAGTTCCTGCCTCAAGGTCGCTAAGTCCATATCTCTCAGAACGTCAGCCACGGCACTCACCCCAAAACTCGGACTCTCCCAGGGCGTCAATAAGAGCGTCTACAGCGCCCTGCGTAAGCCCGTAAGTATCGCCAAAACGGCCAATAGCAAGACCCCGGCAATGCGCAAGCGCCTCCTGAGCCTCCACTAAAGCCGCCCTCAAATGCCGCTCCACACGATTCACCGCGATGGATTCATATAACGGCGTTATTGTCGATGAGTTCATCGATCCACCCCCTCATCGGGCTGAGAATAGGGCGGGATAGGTATCCCATGAGCCGCCAAAACGTCTAAATCTCGTAGCGTCCAGGGATTTCGCCCCCGCATCCGAGAATTCAAATAGGACTGCTTTACGCCGATTTCACGAGCAAAGCGCGACTGATTAGATTTCCTGATAGCAAGCGCGACCGCTACGGTCTCGCTAATAACATCGCTGTAGTTCATGCAAACAGAATAATGTTCATGTCATTAGAGTAGAGTGCGACACGCCGGCGCTGTCGCGTTTTATGTGCTTGATTTTATTGCTTACGGCATTAGAATTAATCTCATGTATAAGAAAACTGCTGTTGAACCTACATCTGGAACCGCTAGCGTTGTCGCGTCTAATGTGCGAGCTGAGGCCGCACGTCAGGGCTACAGCCAGGTAAAACTCGCTAAAGCGCTAGGACTTACCCAAAACATGGTTACAAAACGATGGAAAAATGAGGTTGCTTGGCAACTTGCTGAGCTTGACCTAGTGGCTGATACTCTTGGCGTGAGTGTTATGGATTTGGTTACTCCGATTAACGCGATTACGACGGATGCGTTAAGTAAGCAGATTGAAACGGTAAATAAGGCAATGGGCCTCAATGCGGCAACTGCCCTGCTGAAACAGTACGCCATCAGGGACTCGAACCCTGAACCCACTGATTAAGAGTCAGTTGCTCTGCCAATTGAGCTAATGGCGCTTTGCGTTTTTGGCGCGGTTAACTATGCTAACGCTCCGGGCGGGGATTCACAAATTGAATGTGCCCCAACCCGGGGTGTAGCTCACACAGATTTGGCGCGTTGCCGCCAGTCCGCTATCTCGCGCGGCCCGACTATCCCAGGGATTCCAAAGATTCCGGGACATTCGCGCCAAAGCCCAGTTCAATCAGGGCGCCGCGCAGTTTGTCGCAGCTGGCTTTGATAGAGTCCGCAGAGCCCGCCGCTTTAGCATCGGGATGCAGCACCCGCATGGAATCGGTCGGAATGACATGAATATGCAGGTGGGGGACATCGAAACCGGCGACGACAATCAAGGCGCGCGACACGTTGAACGCATCGCGCCCGGCTTGTCCAATAATCTGAGCCACCTGGGACAGGTGCGCAATCAAAGCCGGGTCGGCGTCCAGATAGTTGTCGACTTCCTCACGCGGCACCACCAGCATATGACCGTCACTGCGCGGTTCGATGGTGGCGAAAACGACGCACTGCTCATCTTGCCAGACAAAGTTTCCGGGGATTTCGCCGTTGATAATTTTCGTAAATACGCTGGCCAT